GCACGCTGCTTGGCGAACTGCTGACACTCCATGAGGTTCTGCTGCAACTCGGACATGTTCTTGCCCTTGGTGTCGATCACCGGGACGTAGTTGGCGCCGGATGTGGCGCAGCCTGCGAGCAGGGCCAGAATGAGAAGGGAAGCGGTTGCTTTCATGATGTTTCCTTTTATCAAAAATGGGTGAGACCGGGTGACAGTACCTATCGGGCACTCAAGATGAGTTTTCTCCGTGCGCCTGGTCTCGTAAACTGTTAACGATCTTCACAAGACTCAATGGCGTGCATATCCCAGACGATCTCGGCATCGGCTTCCCCAAGGTATCCAAAGTCGTCAAGTTCGCTGAGGTTCATGGGCCGAACCGAATGACCCTGCAGACCCCGCTCGTAGCTGGCCTTTTGAGCCTCGGTGTGGAATGCACGAGCCAGAGGACCGAACGCCTTGTGCAGAGGAACCCCGAAACCAAGGTACTTGTATTCCACTTTGTCGGTGGGACCGGTCATACTGAAGGCTTCTGTGTTAGGAGCCTCAGTTTCAGGGATCTGGGCGATCCTGCGGGAGCACGCACCTTTGAGGGTGGTGACCCGGATCGAGTAGTAGTGCAGAGGTTTCATTACGGTCCTTTGAGTTACGATGAGACACAGTGTATCACAGCAAATTTAGACACCGCAACTACTTTCTCAAATTATTTTGTAACAGTCACAGGTTCCTTGATTTCCGGTACTCTTTGATCGAATTTCTCAGGCTGGTTTGGGTCACGGCTTTGGAGTCCAGCGCAAGGGCCTGCGCCTGGTCCAATGTGTCCAGCATCAGGATCCGATGACAGATAACTGGAACACCTTGACCCTGGCGTCGGACTCGGGCATTCATCTGGTCATAAAGATCCAAGCTCCAGTTGAGGCCGAACCAGACTACGATGTGGCCCTTGTCCTGCAACCCATCGATTCCATGACCCATGCTGGCCGCATGACCGATCATCAGAGGACACTCACCAGCTTTCCAGCGCCTCATAGCCTCCACGAGTGAGGACTCCGACTTGCACTCTGTGAGGTTGATAGGCATGAGGTCTTTGAATCGCTCCATGATTCGCGCAGCATCGCTGCGGTAGGCGTAGGAGCACAGCACAGGGCTTCCCTGGGCCTCGTCAATGATCTCCTCAAGGGCATCGAGTTTGAGAGCGTGTATGGGCTCCCAGAGCGGCATACCTGCGATGGGGTACATGCTGCCATTGCTGAACTGAAGAAGTTTGTTTGTCAGCGAGGCCTGATTGAACACCTCGACCTCAGAACCAGAATCAAGTTGCAGGAAGAAGTCCTTCTCCATCATGTCATACATGGCTCTGAGTTCCAAGGGCATTTCGACGTTAACGTCGTTGACTATCAGATCAGGCAGAGGGTTATAGTCTGCAGCACTCATCTCTAACGTAATGTCCCCGATCAACTGTTTAATCGTCGTCTCAGTATCGTCATAGGCCACCTCCTTGAAAGGTCCGGCCTTCTTGTAGAACCGGGTGCGGAATGCGGTCTTGGACACACCGAGGCGTTTGCCCTTATCCACCACAAGGAACTGACCGTGGAGATCCTTTATGCCGTTTGATGCCGGTGTACCCGTGAGTCCAGTCGTCCAGATGAACTGATCCATGATCTTCTTGAGCGACTTGACTCTCTGGGTACCGCTGTTCTTGCACTTACTCACTTCATCGTACACAATCCCGTTGAATGGGATTTCAATCTTTTTCTTCATGAAATAAGTCTGAATAGCCTCAGCCATCCAACCAAGATTTTCATAATTGATCAGGTAGATGTCAGCAGGACGTAACAGCGCCCTGGTGCGCTGGTCCTTGGTGCCAGTGACCATGCTGAACTTGAGGTGACTGGTGTTTGCCCATTTCTGGGCCTCTTGTCTCCAGACCAAACGACACACACGGATTGGAGCGACGATGATCACACCTCTGAGGAATTTGGTATTCAACAGGTGCGCGATACTGGTCAGTGTGATCACGGTCTTTCCGAGGCCCATATCGAGCCAGAGCATTGACTCTGGATGTGTACATTGGAAATCCACAGCTTTCTTTTGATATTCGTGAAGCAGATCGGGGGTTAACATTTACATTACTTTCTAAGTTACAAATCACATCAGACACTCTACGAAGATTTGCGCTTGGACAGCGTTGATCGCGTTTCCGTAGGCGCGCAGGCGTCCCACTCGGCCGGCAGCCCCATGAGCCAGCGGGAATGTGCCGGGTTCAACTGGCCGCCACTTTCCATCCCGGCAGAAGAGCCAGTCAGCATCTGCCCAGAAGCCGTTAGTCGGGCTGGGCCGTTCATCGCTCGAACTGCCGCCATATTCAGCGTCATGTTCTTCGCCATGCAGTCGTATTCCACCCCGCGTTGCGAGTCTGTCACCGTTGGTGTCGGCCAGCCCGCCAATGTTGCATCTTTCGGCAAGTCCTTGCCCTGACAGTTCTCCGTGTACGTGCCGCCGCACTTCGGATCGGTTGCCCGTGGAGTGGCCCATCCCGTCAGCGTCGCGGCATTCCACAATCCGATTTGCACTTTCGATCCGTCCGCTCGTTTGCCGGTCATCAATTGCGCCTCGCTTATCACCTGCCCGCCGTTCGGACAGTTGGGTGTCGGCCAGCCGCTCAACTGAGCAAAGTCTCTCAGATTGCTCCCGTGTCGGGTATCGCCCATTGCTCTGGTGGACTGTCCTCCTCCTGTCCAATCTGTCGCTTGATGAGTCGGCCACCCAGTAAAGCCGGTCTCTGATGTGCGGCGCACCGATGCTCGAAGACGGGAACGGGACTGCCCCGAAGGCGTAACCCATGCCTTCCAAGTCAGCTTGTACAAGGTCGATCCAAGTGTCTGCGTCCTTACTCGCAACCTGCTCTCCAATGACGACTGGAGGGCGGCACTGTTCAATGAGGTGGTGAAAGGCGGGCCAGAGGTGCCGCTCGTCATCAAACCCAGCACCTTTACCAGCCGATGAGAAAGGTTGGCACGGGCACGATCCTGTCCAGACAGGTCGATCATCAGGCCACCCTGCGTTACGCAATGCAAGGCTCCAGACTCCGATACCTGCGAAGAAGTGGCACTGGGTGTAACCATCCAACTCGGCAGGCTCGATATCTTCAATTGATCGTTCATCAACAACTCCATGTGCAATGTGCCCAGATGCAATAAGGTTTCGCAGCCACTGTGCGGCATACGGGTCTATCTCGTTATAGAAGGCAGTCATACCGCCCCCATCACCATCATGTCCACCATAGTCTTACCATCAGCCACCGCGTCAATTAGAAACACAGTCGCCCCATGAGCCCTCAGCGTCTCGTGCTCTCTCAGTTGAGCCGGTGTCGCCTTGGCTCCGGTGCGCTTAAGTTCGGCAAACCAGATACGGCCACCTGGGGCAATGAACAGACGATCAGGTACAGCCGCCCGTGCGGGTGACGAAAACTTGAATGCGAGACAACCCTTATCCCGAGCGTACTTGCACACATCAGCCTCGATGCTTTTCTCAAGAGGTTTTTTGATTGGCATCATAAACTCCCCCACTGAGCAGCCATCGCGTCAGCAATACCTTGGTATGTGCGACTGCGTTCCTTCCATCGATTGGGACCAGGTGGCATTCTATGAACCTTAGCCTCACGCCCCTCGACAATATTTGTAGGAATGAGTTTCGGTAGCCCTTTCAACCATAGACAAGTTGCCTTAGTTTCACCGTGTCCGAACTGCCACGGGTGGATGATCTGATCTGGTTTGCGGAACACACTTGAGATGATACTCACAGGATTCTCCAGTGCGGTCTTTGGTATCCGAGAACCGAGAAGTCTTTCGACAAAATCAAGGGCTTCTTGCTGGACACCGCTCTCTCTCTTAGCCTTGAAGTGACGCGCACCACTGACTGCGAGATGGGTGCACGGAGGATGAAAAATACCCAAGTCCCACCCCTCGTCTACTAAGTCCAAGCAATCACCAATGATATGGTACGGCGAGTTATCCTCAGAGGGCAAAAGATCACATGACCAAGCGTCGTGACCCAACTTACGAAACGCTTCACGGACACGACCCGAGTATTCACATTTGACGATGACTCTCATTTCATCTTCCCCCAATAAAGAACGGGCAGGTAGATACGCGAGTTGCGTCTAGCAGCACCCTTGCTTTCCAGACACCAATCCCTACGACTCCAGAGTGGTCCCCACTTCTCACCATTCCAATAACGATATCCATAGTTAGGCGTAATTGAGTCAGATCGGACTCTGTATGGTCCCTTTCTGGAGGGATAACCCGATAACCATCCATTTGTATCCAAGATTAACATTTATCTATCTCCACTTGTGACCCAATTGCCCTCAACAATTTATCTCGATAATGCTCAACTTCCGTGATCAACCACTCGATAGCATCAGCGGACTCCTGATCACAGAAATAATCAGTTTTCCGCATCTCCGCTATACGTCTACATTGTTCTAGAGTGAATACTGGTTGTGATACTATTGTCATGTCGGTTCACCTTTATAACGGTCATCGAGATCAGGTCGATTCTCTAACCCAATAATGAACATACAGCAACACATGGCATGAGCCACATGAGATAAGTCAGTTTCAGAGTCCTTATCCTCACCACCAAGATACGCAAACAGGTGGCGTAGCGCGGCAGCGAGTAAACGGGTTTTAGATAACCCTTTGCGCCAGTTGTGAGCTGCATATTTCTGTGCCCCAAATGATAAGACATGAGCAAGTTGATCAATCGCGTAAGGATCGAGGAGTTCCATTCGGGGCTTACCTTGATCATATTTCAGAGCGTTATTCAGCGTATCACGAATAGTACCCTCCTGTTCGAACAGGCGCTTCTCTGAAATAGCACGAATAGTATCATCAGCCCTGACCTTGTATTCCGGTGACGCCATGTTGAACTCACGATCCAACACCTTCGCTGCACAATCAACTTCATGATTACAGGAATGACAGATTGGCTTGAGGCCAATACAAGTCGTTCGATAAGTACCAAAGCACTTTGGCCTCTGGGGAAAAGCATTTATATTCATGTCAATCCTTCTTAAAAGTAGGTAACGGTGCCCAGTGAGTGAACCATGTATTCGATGAACCAAGAACCCCGTAGCTGGCGACTCCATACTTCGCATTTATCAATTGTGTTATGGGGCGCCAGTGATAGCCGTGATCAGTGGCTACGGTTTTGGTGGTGTTGGTGTCTTGGGTCACGATAGACAAAGGGTGAGCTTTTCAATTTCCGCGATGTAGTACGAAAAGTCTACAGGCAGCGTGGCATCCTTGATGTCATTGCAAACCTGTACTGTCCACCCAGCCTCTACCGCGAACTTGCGCCACTCGTTAGGCTTCTTGGCCAGCGGAGGCATGTGCTTGAAAAGTGGCTTTCCGCCCTTGGCCACGTAATAGCGTGAAATATTCTGTGCCTGCTCATCACCCCACTGTAGGTAGCTGGAGCGCGGCACTTTGGTACGCAGGCAGAAGTCCATGAGGTCAGGCCACTGCTCCACGGTTTCGCGGATTGGTTTACCGTGGACCAGGACTTGTTCTGCGACTTTGGCAATGACTAAGCCACCAGCGTTCTGGTGCCACTCTACATCCCACTCGTAGGCACCCTTGCGCTTGACATGACTGTCTTCATAGACTGCGATGTAGTTGTTGACGTCCCTGATCAACATGGTCTTGTAGACCGCTTCTTCAAGTTGCAATTTAGTCAACTTCTCCCATGCATCACAGACCTCATCGACACGGTGTCTCAAGTCCTTTGGTACTCTCATGGTCACACCGTCTGTGTTGCACTGGATCAACTGAAGCCGGTCAATCTGTATCAGTTTCTCAGCCAACATGCAAATCTGAAGCTGACCGTTCAGCGTGATCTTCATGGTGAACAATGGGTCATAGAACACACTGAACTTTTGATTGCTGTCCCCATACACCCCGTTGAGCGCCAGCTTCAGCATTGCGTTCTCAGCCGTACCCTTGCCATACGATTTGCGCTGCTCGTACAGGTGCTTGTAGATGTTGACGAACATCGGGCCAAGGTGTTCTGGATAGAATCCATTGGAGATAGCCAGATTCGGGTACATGCTGGCAACATCAATGTCAACGATCTCATACTCAGCATCTGATACCAGAATCCGGTTCTCCACGGACCCATGGATGCCACCAAGACCAAATACAAAATCAAACCCCTCAACACGGGCCACGATGTCTTCAAAGACACCCTTGGTCTCGGTGATGGTCTGTTCCTTGAACCACTTCAAAATGCGCGTGAACTCCGGTTGCTCGAACTTAATCCACGGCAAGATGGCATCTTTTAGCGCGATGCTCGGGCGCTTGGTCTGGCGTGCGGTGCGGCCAGCAGGACCGAAATCATAGCAGGGGATACCAGCTTCTTCCAACCGCATGACAAAGTAATCCTTGCCGATCTTGGTGTCATTGTGGTTCATGAAGTCGCGTTGATACTTGTGAGTCAGTTCTTCGCGGAACTTGATCTTATCCAGAGTCTTGAAGTAGAACTCCTTGGTGGCCTTAACGTCATGTGCGTTGTACTGTTTGAGCAGCGGCAACTGATCCTGTGTCAGTGCGCTCCCAACCTTGAATGGGAGGTCTTGAATACTGTCCAATCGCATGTTGAATTCAAGTGCCTTGAGGCCGGTGGCACGTGCCTTGTTGTCGAAGTGGTGGATTTTGTATAGGTCCAACTGCGGAACAATCCGATCCGCCGGGTTGACCATGTGGGTCCACTTATCATCATCTTGTGATGTGATGATTGCCTGACACTTCTGGTACAGGGTGTAGGCGTCACTGTTGCCCATTTTCATGAGCATGTGCAGGATTGGGTAATCGAATCCGAGGTTGTTGTAGCCGATCATCCGTGCGCCCTGATTCTTGAGCCACATCACAAAGTCAATGATGGCTCTGGAGTCATTGCGCCAGGGGCTGATCTCAAAGGCCCATGTGAGAGGGTAGTCAGCGTGTTCCACTGCCATGGTGAAGACGTTCTGGTATGTCTCCAGATCGTAGATGTAGTCGTTACTCATTACAAATTACCTTTACAGAGGGGGGTGGTGTTACTGCGACGCTGCTAGGCAACCCAGACAACCGCTGGCCACGCCACCACCCCAAAACCTACTTACCGACCCCCGAGAAACGAAGGTAACCCAACAGGTGCCCCACCAAACGGTGCCGCAGGCATCTGAGCAGCGGCTGGCTGCATGAATGAGGGGACGGCGCCCGTCACTGCCGCAAACATACCAGAGGCGTCTACGTTGCCTTCACCGAAGGCTTCACCGTCCTTAGCGAACTGCAGGGCTACAAGGTCGCAGCGAATGCCGTTACCGTGCTTGTTCTCCTGCACCCAAGGCTTCACGGCAGCATTGACATAGCAGCCGCCGTACATCTTGCGCGCCAGTTGCTGGTAGGCCATGCTGTTCGCAGGATCAATGGGTTGACCATTGTCCTGAATCATCTGCGGAGGGGTGTCCTTGCCGATGGTGACATAGACGTTGCCAACGTACCCATCGTATGGAGCAAACTTCTTCTTGTCGATCTTTTCCTCACCACGACCGAAGCAGCGTGACTTGCGATCCGCGAGGATCATCTGCAGCACAGCGGGGGCGTGTTCCTTCCACTTGGCCAACGCCAACGCGTTGTACTGTTGCATGAACTGCACAAAGCCGGGGTGGTCTGCTGGCATGATCAGTTCACCGTTGTAACTGATACGCTTGGCACCCGTGACTTCGTTGATCTGTTCTTGGGGCTGTGCGAGGTGGGGGAAACTCAAACGCACATTACTGAAGTAGATTACATCACTCATTTTGATAACTCCTTTTGATTACAAAAGCCATGTTGGTAGCGAATCTACCACTGGCGCATTAACAGCGACTGCCGAGAACATCGGAGACGCATCCAACACCACAGCAGGCCGTGAATCAGATTCTGGGACCACGGTCAACTTTCCCGCGAGTTTTACAACGTATTCAGTTTCAAGTGTCTTGAGTTGCCGCTCAGTAAGTTGGACCCTGACCTTTTCACCGGCCTTGGTCTTTTCCCAACTGAGCTT